GTCTTTTTTAATGCCTAAGAATTATCCCCCATGTGGTTAACCGAAGGTTTTCCCCGAAGGGGAACTATGGTATAATACTAAGGGGTTGTTCATCAACCCCTCAACGGGACTGAGAATCCTTTCCTTAGGGAAAAATTTCTCAGAACTTTTGTATAAATCTATGTTTAAATTATTTTTCAAAGTTATCAGAGGTATTATCCTTTTACCCGTAGCGGTAGGTGTGATGGTTTTTCTGAATCATTATGAAGACTCGAAGTCTACCAGTGTAAATACTCAAAGTGTAGTGGAGGACCGTTATGACCGAAACTAAGTATTATCACATTTATCTCAAGGACCGTTGTGTACTCCCGAACCTCGAAGAGGAAAAATTTGAGGAATCATGGGAGATTTTGAACACACTCGTGGGGTTAATGCATACGGATTATGAGGCCGATGATTTATCGTGGGAGCTCGTGACTCGCTCGTATTCGACCGAAGAGAACTCGTACTAAGTAGTAGTTGACGCTGGAGTTATAATGGAGTATAATAATAGGAGTGTTGTGCCAGTAGTATGATCTTATCAGTAGATGATGCAAGATATGTTGCAGGAGTATTCAAGGATTACTATTTGAAGTTTGATACCATTCAGGATTATCAGTATGAATGTTTAAAGTATCGGGAGTTTGTTCCTTCATTGTTTAGTGACAGTGGGGATGTTTTTGATGCCTTTGATATGAGTCCTGAGGATATGAACTTTAAGATTCATAGTGTAGATACAATGGATCAAGGTAAGGATAAGTATCATCAGGTGTTTAGTAGCCTGTTGGAATTAACGGGTAGTAATCAGATTGAACGTAGTATTCCTGGTCGTAAGTTACGTTGGTTGGTAGAAGAGACGAATAGTGGTAAGTATGTTGGGATGATTCGTATGGGATCACCAACGACTTATAGTAAACCTCGTAATGATTTGTTGGGTGAGGTTGTAGACCTCAAGAGTTTGAATCATCGTATGGTGATGGGTTTTAATATTGTTCCAACACAACCGTTTGGATATAATTATCTTGGTGGTAAGTTGTTAAGTCTTTTGTGTTGTTCACATGAGATGAAGAGACAATTTGATGAGAAGTATGGAACTGACCTTGCGTTTTTTGAGACCACTAGTTTGTATGGTAGTAGTAAGGCATCATCACAGTATGATGGATTGAAACCTTATATCAAGTATATTGGTTTGAGTATTAGTGATTTGGTTCCATTGATTCAAGGTGAGTTGTATGAACACCTATGTGATTATTTCAAGGTAAGGAATAATAATGAACACTTGGTTCCATTAACGGCATCATCACGGAAACGTAAGATGCAAACCAAATGGGTGGCAGAAGTCAAGAAAGCTTTGAAGGAGTATCCTGAGGAGAAGAAAGACTTCATGAGTACAATTGAATATGCAAAAGGATTAACTGAACGTAAACGAACGTTCTCTTGTAACTATGGTTATAAGAATAGTAAGGAAGTCATTCTTGGTCAGGAAGATACATTGATTCCAAATCCAGAGAACTTCCATAAGTTTGAGTTGAATAGTCTGATTGAATATTGGAGAAAGAAGGCAACCAAACGATACAATAAGTTAAAAGAAGAGGGTCGTTTACGAACTCAAGTAGAGACCTGGGATTCAAATGATGGTATTGATATGATCAGGTAATGATCCTTGACATACCAATAAATATCAAAGTATAATGAAAACTGAAATGGAGTGACCTTATTTCATGGCTAAAGGATTTACAGTAAAGGCAGCAACACCCAAGAAGAGTAATAACAAGGGTGGTGGTGATTGGGACTATCAGGCAATTAAAGAACGAATGAAGGGTAAGAAGATTGTCTTCTGTCTTCCTGGTCGTGGTGTGAGTTATACCTATCTGAAGAACTTTGTTCAATTGTGTTTTGACATGGTTCAGAACCAGATGAGTATTCAGATCTCACAAGACTATAGTTCAATGGTGAACTTTGCACGTTGTAAGTGTCTGGGTGCTAACGTACTTCGTGGACCTGATCAGATTCCCTGGGATGGTAAGTTGGAGTATGACTATCAGTTGTGGATTGATAGTGATATTGTATTTGACACCAATAAGTTCTGGCAATTGTGTGACCTGGCATTGAATGCTGAAGGTGAAGAGAAGAAGATTGTTGCTGGTTGGTATTCAACTGAAGATGGTCGTACTACATCTGTTGCACACTGGTTGGATGAAGATGACTTCCGTAACAATGGTGGTGTGATGAATCATGAGATGGTTGATGGTATTCAGAAACGTAAGAAACCATTTACTGTTGACTACACTGGTTTCGGTTGGGTCATGATTCAGAATGGTGTCTTCGAACATGAGAAGATGAAGTATCCTTGGTTTGCTCCTAAGATGCAGGTCTTTGAATCTGGAGCTGTACAAGACATGTGTGGTGAGGACGTATCCTTCTGTTTGGATGCTATCGAAGCTGGATTTGATATCTGGTGTGATCCTCGTATTCGTGTTGGTCATGAGAAGACACGGGTTATCTGATATAATAAACAAGTAAACAACAGGAGTTAAATTATGGCAATGATGAAGAACGGGAATTATATTCCTGGTCGTCCCAAGAAGACCCGTCAAGGTAATTCACAACATACATTGTTGAGTGCCACATCTCGTAATAAGAAAAAGAAGCGTTATCGTGGTCAAGGACGTTGACCTATAACAAAACACTTTACACCTATCTCGCTCCCAGCAAAGTCTGTGACGGGGTGGGTGTTTTTTCATTGGTGGATATTCCAAGGGATACTGTAATCTTTGAACCAAAGAGATGTGTTCAGATTACTGATGTGTCTCCTGAAATACAGTCCTATCTAAAGAAGATGACTTACTATGATGATAATGGATATTGGATTGATGATGATCTACAAAGATTAGGTCAACAGTATTACATTAATCATTCACATGAACCGAATGTAGCATATGAACGAAGTACAGGTAAACTGTATGCAGTTCGTGATATACTTAAGGATGAAGAACTCACTGATTATTATTTTCCAGGAGAAAGGAATTGGCATACTTGAATCACAGTTTACCTGATTGGTCTTGTTACATCCGTAATGAGTTCCTGTTTAATCATAAGAAAGGACATGGTGAGGTCACACGATGTGATGTTCATTCTGTTGCAAGTATTGAAAAAAGAACTCCTCTGTTTGAGGCATTCTTAGAGAATGGGGTCAATTGGACACGGAGACCCCTACACGCCTTTTGTTGGAGGCCAGACGCGGTTATAGAACCCTTAGAGGACATTATATACTGGGATTGCTTTTCACCTTATGTGGACGTTCAGAGACGACATAGGTTGGCAGGATTGAATGCAGAACTGATTCGTCCTGATGGTAAGAAGGTTGTCGGTACTTATATGTTCACCTTGGATTGGTCCTGGGAAAATAAAGGTGTGATGGATCTTAATTTTTCAGAGACACCAGAACATAAGTGTGCTCATCTGTTCAAGATGGAGAATGGTAATTACTATGCATATCCAAACAATCGTATCATTTGGTATGATGATGCCTGGACATTCAATCGGATTAAAGAGAACCCTGGTTATGAGATTGATCTGACGGTGTATTCAGTTGAAAACAAACGTAAGATTGAAACCAGTGATGAGTACATCTATGAGGTCACTCACCTAGATAATGAAGGTCCTATCGAAGTAATCAATCATGAGTGAAGACAACCTGTTGAGGGAGATTGCGAATGACAAACTCACCCCAAAGAAAGAAAAGAAAGTCAACACTGACGGTCTTTTTGAAACAACTGATTGTTCTGATCCCGATCATATTTGTACTTGTGGTTCTGAACAGATAACGTTAAACGAATTCTGAAAATTACTGTCTAAATAAAGACAGTATTCCTGTATCATTGTGCCGCTAGAAAGGGTCAGTCAAGGATTTAAAGACATCAGTGCTTCATTTCAGATCAACCCTCTGAACAGTGATTTGATTGCTGTTACGAATGCCAATGCGATTGCAAGGTCTGTTCGTAATTTAATCCTTACAAAGAAAGGAGAGAAACCATTTGAACCTAATCTTGGTTCAGGTGTTTATGATCTCCTTTTTGAGAACATGGATAAACAGACTGCAACTGTAATTCGTGATGAGATTATATTAGTACTTGAGAACTACGAACCAAGGATAGAGATTATCGAAGTTCTAGTCAAACCAAATTATGATGAAGGAGCGATGGATGTCACTCTTCAGTATCAGATTGTAGGTATCGATGTACCAGCACAGGAATTAACGTTAGCATTAGAACCCACTAGGTAAATGCCTTTAGTCAATTTTAGTAACTTAGATTTTGATCAGATAAAGACTTCGATTAAGGATTACCTTAAGGCGAATTCAAACTTTACTGATTACGATTTTGAAGGGTCCAACCTTTCAACTATCATCGATGTGTTAGCCTATAACACATATATGACTTCATACAACACCAATATGGTGTCGAATGAGGTATTCATTGATAGTGCCACGTTGAGACAGAACGTCGTCTCCTTGGCAAGAAACATTGGATATCTTCCGAGATCTAGGAAAGCATCGAAAGCAAATATAAGTTTTAATATTGACTCTAGAAATACAAGTTCATCATCAATTACATTAAAGGCTGGTATTTGTATTACTACAAGTACACGATTTGCAAATGCCAACTTTACTTTCCTTATACCATCAGATATCACGGTTCCTGTAGAGTCTGATGGTTTTGCAAGATTTAAAGGTATTGATGTTTACGAAGGAACCTGGATCACTCAGACATTCAGTGTAAGTTCAAGACTTCCTAACCAGAAGTTTATTCTTTCTAATGCAGGTATTGATACTGACCTTATTAGTGTAATTGTAAAAGAGTCTGAGACATCTACAATTCAACAGAAATATACATTATCTGATAGTTTATTCGACGTAACAAAGAGTTCACCAATATATTACCTCAAAGAAGTAAGTGATGAGAGATATGAGGTCTTATTTGGTGATGGAGTCTTTGGTAAAAAGCTAGAAGAACCAAACTTTGTTGAAATCAGTTATCCTGTTTGTGCAGGACCAATTGCTGATGGTCTTGATAGGTTTAGATTCTCTGGTAGTTTGGTTGATAACAACGGTATCGTTATCAACAACGGTATCTCACTGATTACTGTGAATACACCATCATATGGTGGAAAGGAAATCGAGAGTACTGAGTCCATCAAAAAGTATTCAACTCAGATTTATGCATCACAGAACAGAGCTGTAACAGCAGCAGACTATGAAGCTATTGTTCCTACATTATATCCTGAGACTGAATCTGTATCGGCATTTGGTGGTGAGGTATTGACACCACCAGCCTTTGGTAAGGTATTCATCAGTGTCAAACCAAACAATGGTGTATATCTTTCTAATGATATTAAAGAGAACCTTGTCAGTGATCTAAAGAGACATTCTGTTGTTGGTATTGTCCCAGAGATTGTTGATCTTAAGTATCTTTACTTAGAGACTGACGTAAAGGCATACTACAACACAGACGTTGCACCTTCTGCAGCTTTTGTTAGAACATTGATCACTCAGAATATTGAAGACTATTCAAACTCTAGAGGTCTGAATCGATTCGGTGCAAGGTTTAAGTATAGTAAGTTCCAGAAAGTTGTTGACGATAGTCACTCTTCAATCACTTCAAACATCACCACAGTGGTCATGAGAAGGGATATGGAACCTGTGTTAAATAGTTTCACCGAATACGAAATTTGTTACGGAAATCGTTTTCATGTTAAGAGTGAATCAGGTTACAACATCAAATCTTCAGGGTTCAGAGTAAGTGGTATCAGTGATACAGTTTACCTTGGTGACACACCAAACCCTGGTCTAGAGACAGGAACTATCTTCTTGTTCAAATTAGATTCACCAACTGAACCTGTTGTACTGAGACAATCGATTGGAACAATTGATTATGTAAAAGGTGAGATCAAACTGAACCCAATTAATATTATTTCTACAAGTATCAATAGATCAGTTCCATTGGTTGAGATTTCGGTATCACCATATTCAAATGAT